TTCAACATTGGCGTTAAGTGACACATCACTAGAGGCTTGTAAAGTGGTCACGGTGGTTGGACCAGCGACATTCAAACCATCAGACACGTCGACAAACGCATTTAAGGATACATCGCCTTTTACCAATAAATGTTCTGCTATTTCAACATTGGCGTTAAGTGACACATCACTAGAGGCTTGTAAAGTGGATACCGTAGTTGGACCAGCGACATTCAACCCATCAGACACGTCGACAAACGCATTTAAGGATACATCGCCTATAGTTTTAAGTTTAGACTGAATGGTTACATTTCCGACAACATTTAAAGAATTATCTATATTGGTTAAATCTCCTACATCAGAATAGGTAATCCCTTTTAGGTTGTATTCATTTTTAGTAGCGCGACTTGTAGTGGTTCTTTTGATACCCGACATTATATATTCTTATAATATTTTAAATTTTATCAATATTCTGAATGTAACACACAGAATTATCTTTATGTATATCAACCATAATTTCTTATAGACAATATATAACGGTTTTTATATAGTCATACTACATTCTTGATTGTGAATATACATTACGATAGATATTTTATTCTTATAGTTGGTCAAATATCACCGAGATGCTTAGGTAGTTCCTCATTCGCTTGTTGGTCTACGTAATCGAGTTTAAGGGTTAAGCATAATGCGATTAAGTGATGTTTTAAATCTTTAATGGTGTAAATTATTATTATTTAATAGATGAATTTGATTTTCATATACTTGTTCAAATATGTTCTTGTCTACGGATTGAAGGTAATACACGGCTGGTTGTTGAACGAACTATAATAATTTAAAGTAGGTGCATTAAATTTTAATAATACTTCGCTATGGGAACAAGCAATACCGAATACAATCACCGCATTTATCACACTAATATGGCGATCACAACTTAGCTTACTTAAACCGGTAAGTTTCTCCATACAAAACTTCGCGAGATGGACATAATTTCTTTGTTGTTCAAAAACAAATATTTAGACGGCATATAACATAGGAGTTTATTTTTATTTAAAGTATAATTTGGTATCATGGCTATTGACTTTTAATATCCTAAAAAACGACTTGGCTCTCTTATATGTCCTTGTTTTTTATTAACATCATAGTATTTTATTACATTCTTTGTTTCGTATATTAGTTGCTTGATGGTGCCATAAAACCACATGGCGTTAAAACGATTACACTCTTGGTAATGGAATACTAATAATATATACGTTATTAGTATATATTATTTTATTCTGGTTTTTGTGGAAAGGGCATGTCATGCACCCATACACTCGGAAAGTCCCTCAACGCTTGCCGATAGGCCAACCATAGTTCTCGTTGCGGAAAATCGGGCAAGGCAGTATAATCGCTATCTCGTAATAGTTTATCACGCTCTTCACGCATTTCGACCATTTGTAAGTCATCGTATTTTAAATCTAATTCTTCTAAAGTAGGTTTAGGTAAGGTATCGTCTAACCATCTTAAACTGTCGTATGTTTCGCCGCATATCCACGCATGTTCGCCATAATACTTTCCTAATATTTTGCTATAATCCATATAATATATGTATAGATTTTATTTTATCCAAGAAATTGAACTACAAAAGGATTTAATATTTCGTCGTCTGTAGTAGTATTTTGTCTTAATCTTATTTGAGAGTTTGCCATACGAGCGTACAATTCGTCGCCGACACTACAATCTATAATGACGGACATTTGCCTTTTTTGGTTATTACCTGGTGTGTTAGAGCCCTCTTGACTTCTTGATATAAGTCGTATGGTAGAACCATCGTCTAATATTAAATCTACCGTTGCGCTTTGGTTATTAATGGTGTAATAAGAAGCATACACGTAATATCTCCCCGCCACAGGGCAAGTAAACACATTAGTAGATGTATCGTAATGACCTCCTATGTTATACTGCGCTTCTTCATAAGGCAATTTGGTTAAACCTCCTGAAACGGTGTCACCACTTTTAGAATAGGCTAAAACCCCTATTTGATTCGGGGCAGTAATCACACCGCCAATAGAAACATAACCATCGGTGAACAGAGTAAGAGCATTTAATGTACTTGTATTGACAGTGGAAAAGTTTGCGTCGGCTGTAGACGATAGGATATTCCCAACGATGGATATATTTGCCCCCGCAATCAAGGTTTCTTGATACCCTACGATGTTGGAAGCGTTGATTTGCGACGCATCCAATGTTTGTATAGTTGCTTGATTCATAGAAACATCACCAAATACTTCTAACTCTTTGTAAATACTTGTATTGCCTGACGAATCAATCAATAATGCATCCCCTTCACTACCTGCGTTAAATAACGCGACTGAATTATTGTCTCCACTCCCTAATTGGGAAACTTTTAACGCTGGTCCAGTTCCTTCATTTGAAATATCTAATTGGGTACTAACTAGTATTTCATTATTGATCGTAGTATTTATTAGATTATTTACATTCAATGAACCATCAATTATAATATTTCCATGTACATGTAAGTCATTCAAGCAAATATCACTTGAAAACGAAATGGTGTCTTGTTTATTGGACAAGGCAATTTCTAGTCCAGAAGTATCGCTAATTGATAAATCGCCTTCGTTAATAGTAGGTTGTTTACTTATGTTTAGGTTAGATACATCTAAATATAATGCTTCTACGCTGCTAGATAAATCATATACAGAGTTACTCAGATCACTATCTATTGTTATATTGGTTATTAAATCATTTATTTCAACAAAAGAACTATCTACGTCATTTCGTAGTTGATTTACATAATAAAAATTACTTTCTACACCACTTACACCAACCACAGAAATAATATTGTCTACTATTTTTATATTATTTCCAGCATTTAATTTATTTTGTTTTAATGAAATATTATATTGATTCATTTCAATATCACTCTTTATAGTTTCCAAATCAATATTTGGATTAGAGACATAACGCGTATTATAAGGTTCTAAAATCATTATAAATCTATTTCTAGCTGGATTGTATGGGTAATTGGTATATTCGCGATTGGTAGTTTGAGACAATAAGTCCGAACAAAACCACGAAATCACTGAATTTTCTTCTATTATAATTTCATCATAGTCAACACTTATGGTTGGACCATTTATATTTTTTTTCTTGAATAATGCCCCCAACATATTTTTACTAGCATCAAGCGTTTCTTCCACATAATAATCACTCATGATTCCATTGATATATAAATCCATCTTAATACGTACGCTGGATGAATTAAAATCATATACATCTAAAAATTCGCTGGTTTCATAGTTCTCATAACCATCGTATAAATACATAAAATATACTCGTTTCAATATGGATTTACATGGAACAATTACCCCAAAAAAACCACTTGACCATTGACCTGCTCCATAAGCAAATGGAAATGTTTGATAATCGTAATTGGAACATTCAGCCACAAGCGAATAATGTGGATTTGTATAAGATACATCGTCTAAAAGATCATTGTAAGACAAGTCGCACTGATTTATATACTGTATCAGAGCATCATATTCACTTGTAGGTTTGTAAATTTTCCAATCAAAATGTGAATTATGGTACAATACAATTTTTCGATAATCCGCTAAGTAATAATCATAAAACAAACTATTATAGTAGCAATCATGAAATATTTGTCTCTGTTCTTTATAACCATAATCGTTCGCGTGGTTCCATAATTGGTTGTTGGTCATTCCTGATAAATCGGGATACGATTTGTATTTGAACTCAAGTGTTGATGTATTACATTCTTCAATAAAATAAATCTTTAATTCTTCTATCATATATAATTTTTATATTATAATGATTCTAAAACAACGATAAATCTATTTCTAGAAGGATTATATGGACGTTCGGTATAATCATCTCCTATGTTTGAATTCAACTCTTCACAATACCATGATAATATGGAGTTTTGTTCTACCTCAATTGTCGTATTTTGGATAATACATCCATTGTATGAACTATCTTCACTTTTAAACATTCCAACCACCATATGTTTTGAAGAGTCTAGCATTTCTTCTATATAATAATTTGTATTAGAACCATCTATGTATAACTTTAATTTTATATAGGTATCGTTTGTATTATATGATAAATCTGAAGTTACATCTTCTTCGTCATAGTGATACATAAAATATCCTCTTAGCAATTTAGATTTAAACGGAACTACCATACCAAACAAATTGGTTGACGTTTGACCAGACCCATAATGAAACATAAACTGCTCTTTTTGATAACTGGATTGTTCTCCTATTATTGTATAATGTGCTTTGGTACTTGAAATACTTAATGTATTGGATGACGATACAGACGCACAAGGTTCTAAATTCCGTCGGTCCATAAAATCCAATAATGCGTAATATTCACTATTTATAGCTAAGCTATAACTTTGTATGTATAGTTGCCAATTAAAATAAGGGTCTACGTTCAATACTTGTGTCCTATAAGTATTTAAATAATTACAATAAAACGCATCATTATAAGAACAATCATTAAAAATAATTCGCTGTTCTTTATAGCCAAACATATTAGCATGTCTCCATAGTTCGGTTAGAGACAAATGATTCAAATCTTCATAAGTAGAATAATTGGTGTCATTTTCAGAAATATCATCATAAAAAAATATTTCTAATTCGCTTAAGGTATAATCACACATATATATTAATCGTTTATTTTGTATTTATAATATATAACTTATGTTTAATGTCTATTGTCATCGATATATTTTATAACGTATATCAATACAATTTAGCAAAAAATATAAATAAATATTTAAACGACAAAAATATTGCGACCCATTTGATACATGATGTAAATGAAATGTTATTTTATAATAAAAATTTAAAATACAAAAAAAATATATTATTTATTTTGTCCTATAGTCGATTAAATCCATCCATATATTCTTTATTGAAAGATAGTAAATACGTTATTTTTCAACTGGAAAATCTTATTGAAAATGTGAATATACATAAATACATTGAATTATTCAAACATGCTATGTATATTTATGATTACAACTCCTATAATCTAAAATATTATAACGACCAAATCCAATCCAAAATACATGTATTCCAACCACCTATTTCCACGAGCGATCACATTGACATTTTATTTTATGGAACACTCAATGAAAGACGTAACAAAATATTAGGCGATTTAAAAAAAAAGTTCAACATAACCATAGTGACCAATGTGTTTGGCGAAAAATTAAATGAACTGATTAAAAAAAGTAAAATTATTTTGAATATTTCTTATTATAACAATAGTTTATTAGAGACAACACGTCTGAATGAATGTTTGCCGTTTAATAATGTGATCATTAGTGAAAGTCCTAAACTGAATCAACATGAACAACAATACAATGATAGAGTCATTTTCATAAATCCTATTGTAGGGGATTATTCTGAAATATCATACCATATTGAACAATGTCAAAAAAAACATACTATTATAAAAGATTTGAATCAACAATTTGATGTTACAATGAATAGAACGATTATGAATTATTTTAACGAACAGAAATATAAATTATTATTTCACAAGGTAAATTTGAAATGTATACGTCAAAAACCAATGGAATACAATGTCGAACAATATGAGGTATATTCAAAACCATTGTTTGTTCATTTACATTGTTTTGATATATCACAATTTAGTGCTATATACGATTATTATTTGTTTGATTTATCCAAGTATTTTCATATTGTGGTGACCTATTCTATTGGATTCTTAGAAAAAGTATATAGTCATATGACTATATTAAAAATACCAAACAATGGACTAGATATAGGTGCTAAAATGATGATGGTAAAATACTTGAAAGACAAAGATATTACTTATGATTATATTTATTTTATGCATTCTAAAACCGACCCCCATTTGAGACATATTTATATGGATACTTTATTTGATAATATGGATCATATTGTCTCTAACTTATATGATTACGAAGGATATTTTCCAAACTTGGCATATACCTTGTACAAGCAATACAATATAAAAATGATGAATCAAACAAAAAATGTGGATTTTAATTATAGTTATACCAATGAATTGAAGCAATATTTGAATGTAAATGACCCACATAAAAACGCATTTATTGAAGGAAATGTATATATTTTGAAAAAAAGCATTTGTGATCTTATCTTTGGCGATGAACGTTTGTATCCATTGTTGAATGAATCTGATGAAAACGACTATGTTTATTTACAACATATATATAAACGACCTATTGAAGAAATTTTCCACAAATTTAAACATCATTATCAAACACGAATGATACACGACGGACAAATCGAACACGCATTTGAACGAACCGTGTTGTCTTTGTGTAATACTTATTATATAGCAAAACCAATATTAACTATTATTATACATAATGGTGAACTAATACCCCACATATTGGAACAATCTTATAAAGTAAATATTATATGCACTGATTACGTCAATCGTGAACAATATGATAATGTCACCTACGTAGAAGATACACAATTTCAAGATATGATAAAATATGTTACCACTGGTTGGTTATTGTTTTTGGAAATAGATTATAGATACAACAATAAACAGGCCTTATCTAACATAAGTCAATATTTATATAACCGAAATAATATTATAAAAATGAATATTTCTGGTAATCACCAATTATGTTACTCAAATATTATTATTCATCATTCTATGAAATGGGAAGCCTTATATATACAAAATATTCGCAAACCTTGTGTAGAATCTAATGATAATTATATTATTAAAATATAAAAAGAACTTAGGATGAATACCAATGGATGGGGAAACAATTGGTATTGATCTTGGAACAACGTATTCTTGTGTAGGCGTTTGGCAAAATGATAGAGTTGAAATCATTGCCAACGACCAAGGAAATCGTACAACGCCTTCTTACGTAGCCTTCAATGAAAAAGAACGATTGATTGGCGATTCGGCAAAAAATCAAGTCTCTATGAATCCAACCAATACCATTTTTGACGCAAAACGGATGATTGGACGCACTATGAACGATTTGAAACAAGACATGAAACATTGGCCTTTCAAAGTAGTAGAAGGAAAATCAAATCAACCCAACGTCCAAGTAACCTATAAAGGGGAAGAAAAAACATTTTCACCTGAAGAAATATCTTCGATGGTGCTTATTAAAATGAAAGAAATTGCCGAAGCCTATCTTGGTAAAGAAGTGAAAAATGCGGTCATTACAGTACCCGCCTATTTCAATGATAGTCAGAGACAATCGACCAAAGATGCGGGGGCGATTGCTGGATTAAATATTTTACGTATTATCAATGAACCAACCGCCGCAGCAATTGCCTATGGTCTAGACAAAAAAGATGAACAAAATATTTTAATCTTTGATTTGGGTGGCGGAACCTTTGATGTTAGTATTTTATCGATTGACGAAGGTATTTTTGAAGTCAAGGCAACCGCTGGAGACACCCATTTAGGTGGTGAAGATTTTGACAATCGAATGGTAGATTATTGTCTCCAAGAATTAAAACGAAAATATAAAAAAGAATTAACGGACAATCAACGGGCAATGCGACGTCTAAGAACATCGTGTGAACGTGCCAAACGTACATTGTCATCGTCTACAGTAGCTAGCATTGAAATTGATTCATTGATTGATGGTATGGATTATAACACTACTATTAGTCGCGCCAAATTCGAAGATATGAATATGGATTATTTCCGGAAATGTATGGAACCAGTAGAAAAGGTCATTCGTGATAGTAAATTATCTAAATCACAAATTCAGCAAATTGTTTTGGTGGGTGGTTCTACTCGTATTCCAAAAGTCCAGCAATTATTGTCTGATTTTTTTGGTGGTAAAGAATTATGTCGTAGCATCAATCCAGATGAAGCGGTTGCATATGGTGCTACCATTCAATCCGCAATTTTAAGTGGACATAATCAATCCGAAGCATTAAAAGATTTGTTATTGATTGATGTGACGCCTTTATCCCTTGGTTTAGAAACTTCTGGTGGTGTAATGACCAGTTTAATTCATCGTAATACTACTGTTCCGGTAAAAAAGACTCAAATTTTTTCAACCTATTCTGACAACCAACCGGCTGTAAATATCCAAGTATTTGAAGGTGAAAGGGTAAAAACCAAAGACAATAATAAACTGGGTGAATTTTTGTTAGAAGGAATCCCACCTATGCCACGCGGTCAACCACAAATTGAGGTGTCGTTTGAAGTAGATGCTAATGGTATTCTTAAAGTGAGTGCCAAAGAAAAAACCACTGGTAAAGAAATGCAAATCGAAATTAAAAACGATAAAGGTCGATTATCAGATTCTGATATTGAAAAAATGGTACAAGATGCCGAATTGTATAAATCCCAAGACGAAGAATATAAGATGACCTTGGAAACAAAGCAAAGTTATGAACAAAGTTTATATCAAATAAAAAGTCAGATGGAACAATCATCTATTGCTGAAAAGGAAAATGTATTACAAAAAATCAATGAAGAAATCCAATGGCTAACAACACATAACGATGAATCTATTAATGTGTACAAAACCAAACAGCAAGAACTACAAGAATATATGAAATCAGTCGGAACATCTACTGAGGATGTTTCGGAACCTGGTTTGGAACCCAATATCGAAGAAATCGATTAGGATAAATCAACCTTTTATTTTATTTTGTTGTTATAATGCTAACTTTAAACCAAAAAATAAATAAAATAAAAGATGATATATCATTCATTAATAAACTAGAACTAGATGTATGCGGAAATGCATATTTTAGAAAAAACCTTATTGTAGATAATAGTTTAATTGTTCAAGATTTAGATATTTATGAAAAGTTGATTGATTTGTCAAATAATGGTATGTCAGGTATATTTGAACCATCTGGAAATACATATTATTATGATTCTACACCAATTGGTATTGGTACAAGTGATGTAAATGAAAATTTTTCTTTAACTATTTCAGGTGGTTTATATTTAAGTGGAAATAATTCTTCCTCAATGAATTATACGGATACATCTTGGTTAAGAGATACGTCAGATAATGTATATATAACTCATGTAAATACACTTGGTATAGGTGTAAAATATAATGATTTATCATTTAATAATAAGTTAGATGTGTCTGGAAACTCATATTTCAGAAATAACCTTATTGTGGATAATAGTTTAATTGTTCAAGATTTAGATATTTATGAGAAGTTGATTGATTTGTCAAATAATGGCGGTGGAGATGTTACACAACAAGAATTGGCTACAAAACAAGACGTATTGACTGCGGGAACAAACATCACGATTGTAGGTAATACAATTAGTTCGGCAGGAGGAACTTTACCAGCAGACGTAAACTTTTCCAGTGTAAATACAAGCACCTTAAATACTTCTACTATCAACACGAGTGGTAGGGTAGATATAGGTAATGCGGGCGGACAAAGCGAAGGTTTAGTTCTTACGGGAAACGGACCAACGATTACTTTTAAAGAGACAAGCGCAAACCAGCGTTCTGGAATGATACATATGAACGACAGCAGAATGTATTTTTTATCGGGGGTATCCAATATCGAAGCTTGGACGCAAGTAAACGGAGAGTGGCCTCTTATATTAAATACAAGCACAAACGTAGCCCAATTCGGCGGGAATATTATCAGTCCAAAATGGAAGGTTATAAAACCCGTTTTTAATTTAAATAATAGGTTTCCAAGTGCGAGTGGAGGAACACAAGTAACGGTTGCGACGAATGTAGTGATTACAGGTAATTTTATTCTTCATTTTTATAATTCTGCTTATAAGAAAGATTCTACAGGTCTTGGTATATTTCAATTATATGCTGTTCCAAATGCGGGAGGTACAAATATAATGATTGGAGAATTGAAGCAATACTTCAACTCGGGAAATTTCCATCTCTCATTTAGTCAGTCTAATTATGTGACAAATGTTCCTGCTGGGACTTATTCTTTATTATTAACTCGTAATAACACGACAATAAGACACTCTGTTGTTGACTGGTTGACAATAATAATGGAAATGGTTCCATTTTAATTTCTAATGTGTATATAATGGATTACTTTATCACACTCACGTTCAAATATCCAAATAAACAATTTTTTATCAAAGATACTTATGATACTTTAGAATGGTTGGAAAAAGATATACCGAAACCAAGCGACGAACAACTCAAACAATATTGGGAAGAAATAAAAGGGGATTACTTTAAAGAAAATATAAGACAAAAGCGTAATCAACTATTACAAGAGAGTGATTTTCGAGTTGTTTCAGATTATCCGCAACGAGACAAATGGATAGTATATCGTCAAGAACTCCGTGATTTTCCAAGTATATGGACCGAAGGAATAGAGTTTCCAACTTCACCAGAATAATATATAGGATAATTATAATATATATTATTAATTTTTAACGACCAAGAATGTTCTAAACTCGGTGCCATTTGATTATGACTACATTAAGAAAGTCATTGTCCACACCAAGAATATATTTTATTAAATTCTATATGATCGAACGATGTACGTCAAAAAATTATTAAATATGTAAGCATAAAGAGCATGTATAAACGTCAAATCATTTTTTAGATTTCTAAATTGTATTTTAGTCCATTATTCTTAGCAGACAAAGACATAGTATTTATTTTGGTGACTAAGTAATAATTATAATTTAATAAATTATAGTAAAGCTTTATATATACTTATCCAATAATGGTATGTAGGTGTAAAACATATTATTATACCACTTACTATAATTACGTCAAATCGTACAAGCCTTAAATAAAATGTAGTTGCGATTGTTGAACAAATATATCATAATTTTGTCTCAAATTTATATATATTCATATAATATAATGTCTTTTATAAGTGATGTACCGGCTGTATTCAATAATACCACAAAAATAAGTAATATAATAGGAGATACTACGATGAATGGTAATTTAGTCATTAATCAGCAATTAAGTGCCAATAAAATAAATGTGGACGCAAGTTTAGTGATACAAAATATTGATGTACATCAAAAAATTATTGACACAAGTAACGCCTTGTCTATTATAGATAGTTCATTTAGCGAAGTAAATAGTACTTTGTCTGTTATCGATACTTCATTTAGCGAAGTAAATAGTACTTTGTCTGTTATAGATACTTCATTTGGCGAAGTAAATAGCGCATTGTCTGTTATCGATACTTCATTTAGCGAAGTAAATACTACTTTGTCTGTTATCGATAGTTCATTTGGCGAAGTAAATACTAGTTTGTCTATTATAGATAGTTCATTTAGCGAAGTAAATAGTACTTTGTCTGTTATCGATACTTCATTTAGCGAAGTAAATAGCGCATTGTCTGTTATCGATAGCTCATTTGGCGAAGTAAATAGCGCATTGTCTGTTATCGATACTTCATTTAGCGAAGTAAATAGTACTTTGTCTGTTATAGATACTTCATTTGGTGAAGTAAATAGTACTTTGTCTGTTATAGATACTTCATTTGGCAAAGTAAATAGCGCATTGTCTATTATAGATAGTTCATTTGGTGAAGTAAATAGTACTTTGTCTGTTATAGATAGTTCATTTGGCGAAGTAAATAGTACTTTGTCTATTATAGATAGTTCATTTGGTAAAGTAAATAGTACTTTGTCTGTTATAGATAGTTCATTTGGCGAAGTAAATAGCGCATTGTCTATTATAGATAGTTCATTTGGTGAAGTAAATAGCGCATTGTCTATTATAGATAGTTCATTACAAAGTATAAATACACAGTTTTTACAAAAACAAGATGTAATAACCGACCAAACTAATTTAAATGTTGGTCGTTTAACTGTGAATAATTCTATAATTTCTAAGGAGATAAAACAAATAGGAGGAGATATTTTTACACCAACGGGTATGACAATGAATCGATTTGGCACATCTTTATCTATGAATTCAAGTGGCGATATTATTGCGGTTGGAGCTCCATATGAAAAAGGCGAAAATAATGAAAATTACGCGGGTAGCGCTTCTGTATTTAAATATGAGAATGGTTCTTGGAATACATTAGGACAACTTATTCGAGGTGCGGGTGGCGGTGATCGCCTTGGCACGGGAACAGCATGTTCTTTAAATAGTGATGGTACTATTCTCGCGGTTGGCTCTTGGTTTCACGATCAATCAAGAGGACATACACGAGTATATGAATATAATGGTACTTCATGGGTACAATTAGGAAGTGATATTGACGGGATTAATACAGGAGATAATAACGGATGGAGTATATCTATAAATGATTCTGGATATATCATCGCAATTGGTTCGTACAGTTCGGATTATCGTACAGGGCATACACAAGTATATGAATATGATGGTACTTCATGGATTCAAAAAGGACAACTCATTGACGGCAAATATCTTCATAGGCGTAGCGGTTTTTCTGTATCTATAAACTCAACTGGTAATATTGTTGCGATTGGAGCCCCTGAAATAGGCGATGGTAACGGAAATGGTTCAGGTCTTACACAAATATATAAATATGATGAGGTTGCTTCTTCTTGGAATCAATTGGGTAATGATATTGATGGCGAAAATGCTGGTGACTGGAGTGGTTTTCTAGTTTCTATAAACAGTACTGGGAATATTGTTGCCATTGGTGCTCCAAAAAATTCTGATAATGGGACTAATTCAAGTCATGTAAGAATATATCGTTACGATGGTACTTCATGGATAAAATTGGGGCAAGACATAGATGGGGATGGCGTAGGTGATAATGCTCATTATGTATCCATAAACTCAAGTGGCACTATTGTTGCGATTGGTTCCGAGGAAAATGATAATAATGGTAATAATTATGGCCACGTAAGAGTATATGAATATAACGAAAATAATGACGTATGGATACTTGAATTTGAAATTAATGGAAGAATTGATAATGATAAATTTGGCAAAAATGTCGTAATAAATTCAGAAGGTACTATTATCTCAGCGGTTTCTTTTAAAGGTTTTAATAATGATGTAAGAGTATATGAATTAAAGAATGATAATATTATAACTTTATTAGATACAAAACAAAAAAGTCTAAACAATACTATAGATGTGAGTATAAATAACTTGACTCTAGATAATAATTTACATGTTAAGGGTAATATAAGTTTAGATGGTTCATTTAATCTGAATGATGTTATATTCAATAACACGACTGTAAATAATGAAATTGTTATATCTACGCAATTGGACATATCGAATCAAGGAACTGGTCCTGCATTAAAGGTATCTCAATTTGGTAATGGAGACAATAATTCAGTTGCGTTATTTAACGCAGGTAGTGAAGGTGATGCTTTATTGATAGATTCAAGCGGTGAAGTCACCATTTATAAAGACATGTTTGTAGAAGGAACAATACGCACAGAAAATATAGTAATGTCGTCCGACCGACGATTAAAAACAAATATAGAAGACATTTCAGGTATTGATAATATTCGAAAGTTACAACCAAAACAATATATAAAATATAACAAAAAAGAAATTGGATTTATAGCCAATGATATTTTAGATATAGAAGATATATCTTTTGTTGTTTCAAAATCAAGCGAATATTATGCGTTGAACTACAACTCTTTGTTTACACTTGCGATTCAAAGTATAAAAGATTTAGACGAAGAATTAAAAAAAAAGAACGATTCATTTGAAAAAAGATTGGAAGAGTTAGAAAAACTTTATTTGTCAACAAATAATTCATGAACAAAAATATGCGATATCACTGGTGCGGACCACCACAATGAACCAAACTTACATATAAAATATTCATTCCAATTATAGGTGAGTCCTATTAGAGACAACATAGACATACCGAAAATGAGGCATAATTTAGGCAAGCGTTTTGTTTTTAAACTTCGATAATAATGTCGTGGACTATGTATGTAACCTAAAAAAAAATGTGCGATTTGCGGTTCATATACCCATATGTTATGCATTATAGAAGAACCTAGTAATCCACCCGGAACATCATTACGCATATGATATACCGAACTAGCTAATAATAATATGGTTTGATATTCTATATTCATATTCAATACTAACGGGTTTATGATAGCGTACGAGGTTAGTGTTTTTATTGGACAATCGGCTAAGTCTGTAATGCCGTGGGCAATAGTAGGTATCAACATAATATATAGATACCTATTTAAATAATGGTTAAAACGAATAATAATCCAGCAACTATACCCGTCGCGGCTAAACCGCCATATATATACTCGGAATTGGTTTGTTTTTTGAAACGATTTTTTATCTTACGTGTATTATTTTGTTTTGAAGATAATTTTTTGAATGGATTTTTGATTGTCTTATTATGTAATGAGTTATTTTGAGGTGGTAATGACTTTTTGAATGAGTTTTTTCTTGTTGACCTATTCTTAGAATTACATCCTTTTATACTTTCAAGTGATTCATATTTTGACCTATCTGCTTTTGGTATTAATAAATCAAAATGATTATTATTTATATGATGCATATAAATAATTTTTTTATTCATACAATTGTTCTCTGACCATCCAGGAGCATCAGAAGAACTATCTATGAACATCCAAACATTTTGGTTACCATGTTTAGTTCTTAGCTTTATACAAATATCAAATATTTTAGTAATATAATGTAAATCGTTTGTAGTTAAGAATGCCTTATCTTCCTTTATCTTAATCCATTGTGGGGTATTATTTTCACCTGGTCTATATGGTAGTTGCATATCTTCACTTATTTGTGTTTGATTATGTGTATAATAATTATATAACATATTTCGAATAGCATTTGTAGTCTCGGCACTAAATTCTAATTTATGTTTATCTTTTACTAAACATATTTCACTTATTTGTTCTTCGTCATCTAAGTATTGATTTATGATTTGTATGATATCATCATTGCTATAAAACATCTGTAATCCAAGTAAAATACTATGAATCGCACAATTCCCTTCAGCTCTTGTTTTTTTAATGATAAAGTCATTATTTAAGTCATTATTTAATTCATTATTTAATTCATTATTATTCATTATATATTATTATTTTATTAAATATTGTATCAAATCCATTCGTCCTTGTCTCAAATAAGAAGGGTCTAACTTATTTATATCTTGGGTACTTACATTCGAGCATAACAATAATATTACATTAGGATATAACCCATAGTCTAATTTATCAAGCATATTATTCCATGTGACTTTATTATACACTTGAATCGTATTGTGTTTATGAGGCAATATAGTTTGATTGTGTATGTTATGAATCATTATATCTACTTCATCCAATAAAATAATGAGTGGTTTTTTGGGACTAGGGTGAATAGAGGTGTATATATTTGAAAAATTATCAGATGGTTCGGTTGGATTGAACGTGTCACACAAATAGCAGTTTAATTCACGTGCCATTAAATAAGCTAAAAAGGTTTTTCCACTATTTACGTTTCCATATAAATAACATTTTACATTATTTTTTTTGTTATAAATATCCATAATATTATTGTATATTTGTCTCTGTTCTTCTGTAAACATAGTTGTATTAATGTACATTTTAGATTTCTTGTATTCAAAAAAACTAAAATCGCCACTCCTATAACAATAATCTATTTTTGACTCTTGTGTGTCTTTATATTTAATTGGTATAATTTTTTCTATGACAGGTTTATTAGTTTTTTCCAAAATATCATTCTTATCTTTTTTTCTTAATAAAATATGCACTTTTCTTCCAAAATAATCGGTTGGAAAATATGCAATCATTTTTGAATGAATCACAAGACCTAATGGATTTGACTCGTCATTATATCTCATACACATTGAGTCCTTTACTATATTACGTATATTATTTATCTTTTCCATGTTTTGTATCGTATAAAGATGTACATCAAACATTTTTAGAAACATTAATAAAAAAGGTTGTAAAACATTAAATGTGGTTTGAATATTGTTTAGGGTAATACATACAAATAATAATATATTATCCATAAAGGAATATGATATTTATATTTATATGTATATAAAAATTGATAAAGTTAATTTGTTAATAGAATACTATGTCAAGTAAAAAGAATCTTGTTTTAGAACAAATGTATTCTTATGCTCCTAAGCGGGCATCTATTCCGAATGCCAACAACGGCCGAACGTTTATGTCGTGCTTGGTATTGAATGAAAAATATTATCTTTTACGCAGTGGGTTATAACAAATATGAAACGAATTTACATCACGGCACTATACACGCCGAAGTCGATGCCTTAATGAAGATACCGAGACAAAATAAACCAACAAAAATATTCTTGTGTGTGTTCAAAACAAATAAAGAAGGGAATGCATTAGGGTTAAGTAAATGTTGTAAGCATTGTGAAACGAGTATATCTATATTATCCAAGAAAAAGAATTATATTGTAAAAAAAATATATTATATTGATTCGTCGGGTGAGCTACAAATATTGTAAGTCTTGGGGATATATTTTTTATTGAAATATTCTTTTACTTTTTTTGTATAATGGTCGTTTATACATACATCAAAAAAATGGAGTTGTTTATTATATAACGTTTTGTAATAACCCATTTGAAAACACGGACTACATATAGGTTTTATTTTGGTTCTATAGGTTACACCATGTCCTTCATAATGATATGTGTAATGATATATGAGTCTTAATATATCATTTGGTAAAGAGACAAATATACATAACAAATCACTTATTTCCTCATTATAAAAATACTTACATGATTGAATACAATCAAACTGACACGTGTTACAAATCATATGATATGTATTATATAAATCTTTTTAAGAAAATAAAATAACTAATAAATAATACGATGAATATCGCAAAAAATAAGAGATTTTTAATATTATATATTGACTTCTTATGCAAAATATTATCAATAACTTCAATGATTAAATACGACATACTAATAGAGGCCACTATTGACGTGATAAAAATTTGGAATGATCCAAAATCAATAATCTTCAAAAGTAATTGTCCGCTTTTGGAATGTTTTAAGGATTGTCTAAAAAAGTAATACGAATAAAAAATAAAACTCAAAGCAAACAAAGAGACAAAAATTTGAGTAATGTCTAAATCTATTTTCAATAAGTTTTTTAATGGTATAGAAACTAGCAAACCTGCCTCAGGTATAGGTGTCGCCACTACAAATAAACACCAAATAATAACGGTTGTAAATAGTCCACGTTCCAATCCGAAAAAAATACAATAATAAATACCGATCAAAATAAAAAGAATAGACACACTATTAAATATGTAAAGATTGATAGTATCTTTTATTCTTTCCGTTATGTTTATTTTATTTATATAGTATACCAAAGACAAACATATTATAACCATAAACGTCCATGAATAGTTCATATATTAATAAATTATTTTATTATGTATTTATGACGTCCAATATGGTGGAATACCCATATATGTATAATAAAATTGAATTAAATATTTCCAATAAAATACATTATGTTGGCTGAACTAAATGAACACGAACGAGACAAAAATATTACCTTTTACGAAGATGGTCATATTTACAATGTGAAAGGAATGACAAATTTTACCTCTGTTACGACGTGGGTAAAAAAAAAATTTGAGAAATTCAACGCAAACAAAATTATTGATACTATGATGAACTCACCTAAATGGGAACAAAATAAATATTTTGGTATGACGAAACATGAAATTAAGCAATTATGGAATAAAAATGGTGCCACTGCGGCATCACAAGGAACTCATATGCACAAAATGTTTGAAGATTATTATAATAATGAACCTATGCATTATTATAACCCGGATACGATAGAATATAAATATTTTTTGAATTTTATAAAAGACCATAGCCATTTAACCCCCTATAGGTCAGAATGGATGATATATGATGAACATAGGAAGATCGCCGGATCAATTGATATGGTGTTTATGAACGAAGATAATACACTAAGTATTTATGATTGGAAAAGGTGTAAATCGATTGATAAAACAAGCCCCTTCAATAAATTTTCGATAGATAGTCAATATGATTATATACCTGATACAAATTATTGGCACTATGCCTTACAATTAAACATGTACAAAACTATATTGGAAGAAAACTATGGATTTAAAGTATCCGAATTATATTTAGTAGGTATTCACGAAGAACTACATTCATCTTACAAAAAAATAAAGGTCGATGTTTTGAATATAGTCTAAATGTATCAATTCAATTCATTTTCTAAAAGAATAGATATAGAACACGTCGAAGTTAATCCGTTGTATAGAGCCATTACTCCAAATAATATCAATATGATTAAGGGTATAACATTTATTTTTTTTATTAGATTTTTTTGTTTTAATTGTAAATAAGTATACATACCTATGGTTAAAATGAGTATACCCATCATGGTTTGTATAATACGCATTACGCTATAATAATTAAAGGAGTTTGACCCAATAATATGTATTGGTATATTCAGTAACTCATTCATACCGTGCTTCAATTTTGAAAACTGGAGTTGTTTATTTACCTTTATATTGTTATAGTCCTTAAAATATTTGTTTTTTATGAATTGCGACCTTTTTGCGGATTGACATACAATATAAATTTCATTTACGTAGTCTAAATGATCAATAATATTTTGTTGATTAAATCGTATCATATTCATCGGAATATTATAAAATCCATAATGGTTGGATTGGTCAAAACGTTTCGAATACACTTCGTCGCTTTTACGGATATCTATAAATAAGTATTTCATTATATATTATAGTTAGAAAAATCGAAAAGATATATAATATAATTCTTCGAGTTCTGTTTCCCAATAACGTTGACAAAATGTTTTGTCTTTGGATGTGTAATTACTATTTCGATAATAATATAATAACTTTTCTACAAAAAGAGCTTTATAATGATAATCTTCTATACTATAATATGTCTCCAATTGTAAATTTAAATTATCATTCATAAACATATAATTTATTTATATTATATATATGAACTTTTTACAAAAAACACTCCGACGATTAAGCAAATCTTTTACTCGTAAAAAACGACCTAAAAAACGTAATAAAACTATAAAAGGCGGTAAAAAATGATAATGAATAAAAACCCTTCCTTATTGCTCCATGCCATAAAATAAGAATGACGACTATACTAAGTCCGATATTATTTTATATATATACTTATATGAAGTATCATAATAAATTATTTTATTTATTTGTCTCTGCCATATTTTTTTCATTCATTTATTCGCTAATGAATCCGATTAATTTTTATGGATTGAATAAAATACAAGACTCTATAAAGGACGACTTAATTGATGACCAAGCCAAGGAACCTTTTTATACACCTTATAACAAGGAAAAAGTAAAGGAAGATGTAAAAAATATTGTAAGAAATGAAGAAGATAAAATATACAAACCTAATTATTTTCAAAGATATTTAGATAGTTTGTATTTTTCGATTATTACTTCGTGTTTGTTGGGGTATGGAGACATATATCCTATTACGAATTTATCTAAAATATTAGTTTCTATACAAGGGTTGATTACCTTATCACTTATTTTATATTAAGTATTTTAATTTTTATATACAATTCTATATAAAAATTATTCATTATATTTTATTATTCGTGGTTAGATTCTTCTTGTGGTTTTGACCGAACATCTACTTGGCACATTAAAGACCCCCATGGAACTGGAGGGAGAATATTAGAGAGTTTTTTCTTGTTTCCATCCATATTTACGACTGTACCACTTACGTATTCTCCTGCCCTTAGATATTTATATCCAGTGATTGAAATATCACTATGGTGACAGAAATATTCGCTTCCAGTTTCATCTACTACAAATCCGAAACCCTTTCTTTTGTTAAACCATTTTACTTGATACATTATTATAATTATATATACTAATTCTTTATATCATTTTTATATATATAATGTATTTAGTAATTTTATTATGTATAGTTCTACTTATATACTTTACCAGAAAGAGAGAAGGATTATCACCATCAAGATTTCTAAAACGTTTACCACCATGGCATCCATTTCGAATACGTATGGAAAGAATAAGACAACGACGGGCTAGACAACGACGGGCTAAACAAGAAAGAGAACGATTAGAAAAATTGGCGCTTGAAGCACGACTAAAACGTGAACGCGATGAACGAATGGATATTCTTATAAGTAAAGAAAAAATTACTTTGTAATATATATGTTAGTCTATGTCTTAATTGCGGTTTTATTGTATATTTTTTTCAGAAAAGAAGGTCTAACCACGTATTTGAAATACAAAGAGATTCAAGACCAATTTGATCATGATTTAGATGGAGAAACTCCTTGCATATATACCCAAATACCACCACAAATAGCTAGGGTATATAATGTTGATTTTGATTCTCCTTTTGACAGATATACCAAGACCGATATAAATTCAAAATACAATGAATCTTATTATGACGATATATCATTCAATGTACAAGTGGATATAACCAAAGAAACAAAAAATAATGTACTTCCTTTTTTTAAAACGTATACATATTGCGATTTAAGCGGTGGATTTCCTACGTGCACTTACTTGACATGTGGGATAAACGAATCGACTCATAAGAATAATATTACTTCGCATAACACACAAGTCGCTAAAATGTTGAAAGAAAAAAAAACAGAAGCCAAACCAAAGGCCATAAATGATTTAAGTATAGAACGTTCAAACGCATCTAATTATTATGATAAATCGAATCAAGAGTCTACTGATTATTTAAATTCTATTCGAAATATATAATGAACGATATATTATTCAGTGCTTATGTATCGTTATGTATACAATTTCTAACAGGAATCATTTCTATATATGGGATATTTATTCCTTTGAGATTCAAAGATTTGATTTTAAGAGACATTCTTATATTGGAAACCATTGTTCAATGTATTGAATTCATATTTTATATATGGTTGGTAATATCGCTTCATAAAATAAAATATGATGTAACTTATGTCCGTTATTTTGACTGGTTTTGGACGACTCCAGTAATGTTATTGTCTACCGTCTATTTTTTTGAATACATAAACAAGGGAGCAACCAGTATTGTAGAAATTACCATAAAAGATTTTTCCTATTTGTCATGGATTGTAATCAGTAATTTTTTTATGCTTTTGTTTGGATATTTGGGTGAAATAAAAAAAATGCATAAATATTTGTCTCTTGTGTTAGGATTTATTTTTTTTATAATAACTTTTTATTTTATATATGACAAGTATGTTAGTCCACAAACCTTATGGTTATTTATAGCAATAACGTTTATTTGGTTTTTGTATGGCATTGCGTTTATCTTGTCTTATAGTAAAAAAAATACAATGTACAATATTTTAGATATTTTTTCGAAAAATGTCTACAGTTTTTTTATAGTGTTTAAAATTATGATGAAATCATTTGTTCTATAATTTGTACCCATTCTTTTGTATGCGAAGTATCTACATTGGCATCTATAGTAATGATGTCTTTATTACATAACCAGATGTCGTGATAAAGACTACAACGTTCTAAATAGGATAATGGAATAATTTCGCCGGGTCGGTTTCGTTGAATCACTCGATCATAAGATACTTGTGGGTCGGTTTTCAAATATACGTAATGTATCGGAACATTCATATTGAATTCGTCAAACCATTTATTGTAAATTTTATAGTCCATTTCTTGTATAGTATGGTCATCGTATAACATCTGACAAAATACGTATTTGTCGGTGTACAAACTTCGTTCCGTAATGATGATGTCGTATTTTTTGCTGTCGATCGCTTTTTTTAATATAGACAAACGACTAATGTACGCCATCATTTGAAATGAAAATGCGTATTTTTTCGAATCTTGGTAATAATTTTCTAGCATCGTTTTTCCGTGTTCATCTACAATGGTGTTCCATAGTTCAACTGGTTCGTCTAAAAAACAAATACTTTCCGAATGGAAATGTTTCTTTAGTGATTCGACAAACGTTGATTTTCCCGAACCAATGTTTCCTTCAATCGAAATAATCTTCATATAATGTTTATATATTTTACTTCAAATCAATTTTAACTATTAAAATAAAATATTTAGTATATATATATGGCAAAAACACGAAAAAACGTTTCACGCAAGACCAAAGCTCGCAAAACGGGCAAAAAGAAAATGAGTCCATGGAATGCCTTTGTTAAAAAAATATATGCACGTGAAAAGAAAAATGGTAAATCATTCAAAGAGTGCTTGAAAATCGCGGCAAAAGAAAAGAAACAAGGTAAAATGAATTAAGCAATGTACTTGAAATACAAATGAACGACCCCCAACGATAAAATTAAATTTACCATTAGAGCAAAGACGATGTTCGTTTTCAACAAATATAATGTCAAAATGACCAATAAAACCGATAACGATGACCCCAATAATGCGTGACACAAAAATGTTCTAATATAGTTTTCTGGTTTATAATAAGAGACATAAATAGGAATAAATAGTAATATAGGCGCCGCCCACAAAAAAGCAAATATTTTCCAAACGTGTTCATCGTAATTTTCTACAATAAACCCTGATAATCCGCCTACCATTGCGCCAATCATTAAATTTATAAATGTTCGATACATTTATATATTATAAATTATTTTAAGTATTCCAAATCTTTCTTAAGCATCAAAAAATTATGGGGATATGGTGTTTCTAAAATATGTTTTATTTATAAAGTATCGTCTATTTTATTCCCCATTACCATATAAGAAACTTTTGTTTGTATATAGGTCTCGCTCAAATGTTCATAACATAATTCCGTGTTTGACCACGAATTCAAGATTTGATTTCGTATACTCGTCGGAATTTTATGAATGAATCTATGTGACATATATAAAGTGTCTTTAAGTACCTGTTGAACCAAATCCTTGTTCTCCTCGTAATGTATGAGCAAATGGTTCAAAATCGTCTACTAAGACTACATTAAAAAAGGACAAATCACTTGCACATAATTGGATTGGTCGCTGGTATAACTCTAAAGTATCTTCACGCAATACATCAAAATACGCACAAATGTCTCCACGGTAACCTTTGTCTATGATGCCCACACTATTGGCCAAACGAATATTCGTTTTAGACATACTGGAACGTAAATATAAGTAAAAAGGTAAACTATTTCGGCGTTCGTCCATCATAGCACATTTGATTTTAAAATTAACCTTGGTCGTCTTATCCATATGTTTTTGCTCGGGGTTAAATACATCAAACCCCGAATCTCCATTTCGAGTTTCATTCATACAAGCATATTTGTTTCTTAGTTCTTGGTCTTCTACGTATACATAAAGTGTTTTCATTGTTATACTATTTAAGATCTGTTTAAGTTTCATAATACCTTCCCTTTAAATTTCTAGGGGCCCTTCTTGTTAAATTTGTATGGTTATTTGGATTAGCGTCAATGGTTTGTTCCGTTTCATCAATGTTATTTATATCAACAATGATTGTTTTTATAATATTCATTTTATCTATATGATTATTATCATGATTATTATCATATAAATATTTTTTTTCTAATATTATTTTAAATAATGAAAGCAAACTACTTAATACTTCATCATAATTATAAGGCGATGCATCGGTTGGAATATCAAATTTGCCTTTTTTGTTCGTCATTTTATTTCCATTCAATGAAACATAATAAAAATCATCATTATGCTGAACTAATCTACCTGAACTAGGTTGTTCTTCTATACAACTACCCCCACTTTGACCCTTAGGGTAAGCTGTTTCTTCCATTGTAAGCGGAAATGCTTTTCCCATTGTAATCGGATATGCTTCTACCTGCAGCGAAGAATATACATCAATTTTCTTAATGTTATTCACAATAGACTGAATATGATTTATTATATCTAGATATTTATATGTTTTAGCATTATCATCGAGATTTAAATATTTTTTAGAGATAATTATATCTAATAAAATATGAATTTTACCTAAAATATCATGATAATTATAAGGTGTTATTTTTTCTTTCCATTTTCTTTCAACATTTGTTCCATCATGTAATTCCATACCCTTACCCTTACTATCGATCTTTGATATAAAGTATATCTTTCCGTCAGTGAATGATACCATTCTACCTATAGTTAATGATTCGTTCGGACATCCTTTTGATTGCGATTGTTGTTCTGCTTTATACGGTTCGTTTGATTGCGGTTGTTGTTCTGCTTTATACGGTTCGTTTGATTGCGGTTTTCTTCCAGTCATTCCACTAAATGCACTTCGTCCGATACTACCTCCACGAATGCTATGTCTATTTCTTCCCGTTTTTTTTCTTCGCGTTTTTTTTCTAGTTGGCATTATATATATATATGAATATAATTTAAAAATACTATGTTGTTATTAACAATGAAGTGTCTTTTATTATGGTTTCTATCATGTGCTTATTCGTTAGATAATATGGGTAAAGTATATCCACCGCCGGTTGGATATCTCAAACCTCGCCCACCGACACTTAGATGCTTGACCTTTCGTCCACGGCCTTTACAAGAACCTCGTAAAAAATATTTTGTCGATATCGATGAAACTATTTGTAATACATACAAAAATGATTATTTTATTTCTACCCCTAAAAGAAGTGTAATTGAATATTTCAATCGTTTATATGACGAGGGACATGAAATCCATTATTGGACAGCCCGTGGGACAAACACTGGAAAAATATGGGATAAGGTTACATTACAACAATTAAGATCTTGGAAATGCAAATATGATACTATTAATATTGGAAAACCGCATTACGATTATTGGGTAGACGATAAAGCAATTCATGTAAATGACCTGCCTATTTCCAAATAATTTTATTGTCTCCATTTTATTTATTATTCCAAAAAACTTTTCTGAAATTTATTTTCTGGAATTTTTATTTTGCCTCCCTCTCTCTCTGGCCTTTTGTTTTTAAAACCATGATTTTTAGAGTAGTTTTTATGGTGTCAGTTGTTGAAAAAAAGGTCATTATGTCTTACCGAATCATTATTTATAAATGAAAAACTACTCCCTCTATTTTTACATAATATTTATAAATGAAAACACGTAATACTTTGTATAGACTAAACACATATTTGTCACTGACTAACCATGAAAAAGGTAAGTATTGAACCATGAAAAACCACGAAAAACCGGTTTAAAAGTTGTTTGCGTTTCTGATGTAAAAGTTGTTTTTTTGTTCAAAAATAACGAAAAAAGTAAGTATTTTAAAATACTTTTGTGTCAAAAAATATTTACATTAATCTTAATGTTACAAACTAATTTAATTTTATTTGTAATTCATTTTTATTGTTTTCAGTATTGGCGTCTTATAACATTTTACAAAATACATTCTTGTCTGTATCTAAACTACGTTCTGTAATAATAAAATATCATATTGATTACTTTCGTTTGCCTTTAGCATAGACAATCGAGTGATGTAATCCATAATTTGGAATGAAACGCATAAGACCTATTATTATAAAATAGTAATGCATTTTTCACCGACATTTAGATGTTTTGGATGTTCAGAGTTTAGATGTTTCGTTACATCATCTTTTATTTTTTTTCTTAATTTTAGTAAGGAATATATTGTATTACATTATTATCGTACATCGTGACTTGAAAGGTTTCTTTATATCCTTCTACATAAACACTATCCCCATCATATAAATTATCGCATCCGTTTGAATCTGTACATCTTTTGTTATTATAAACAATCGGTAATTTAATGGCGTTGTTTTTATTATTCATACAATAAAAGTTCCATTTGTCTCTATGAACAATTAACGGGCGTCCCAGCAAAGGTAAAATCGTTTCATCGCTTGGTCTAGTTAATATCCCCACTTGCCTATAATTTGTATCAATGCTTTGCGTGGGAACGTTGATTGGAACACCGCCTTTTATATCTCGGCTAGTAACTAAATATCGGTCATCTCTTAATGGTTCGCTATATGGGTTAGATAAAATATCATTATTATAAGGTATATTTGGTCTAAAAAAGCGTTCAAACCAAGAACCATTATTTTGTTCAACGATGATCGTATTGGACCGATGATAATGTAATAAATATGTCACTATGCCAAGTATAAAAATAATTAGGAATGAGGGTTGAATACAAATTACGCCTTTTGGACATTTTCTACCCATATATTAATATATTAAAAATAGTTTATAATATTTCCCACTATATGACACCGACAATTGGTGAATCATTGAATGTTTTATCATAAATCGTTTTTTACTTATGACACTTTTGTCTCCACTATGTCCAAAAACTTTTCCGAAATTTATTTTTTCAAATTTTTTATTTTGCCTCCCTCTCTCTCTGGCCTTTTGTTTTTAAAACCATGATTTTTAGAGTAGTTTTTATGGTGTCAGTTGTTAAAAAAAAGGTCATAGTGTCTTATTTATTATGGATTCCTAAAATAAAAACTACTTCAATAAAAATAATTAAAATATTACAAATGAAAACCCGTAATACATTGTATAGACTAAAACCGCAATTGTTACTGACTAACCACGAAAAAGGTAAGTATTGAACCATGAAAAACCACGAAAAACTACTTTAAAAGTTGTTTGCGTTTATGATGTAAAAGCTGTTTTTTTGTTCAAAAATAACAAAAAGTAAGTATTTTAAAATACTTTTAATTGACATTGGTTATGGGTTAAAGTTTTTTTCGTATTACTCTATATGTATAAATGTGATTGTTGTCGGTATGAGACCATAAACAATTCCAATTATAATAAACATTTGTCTACCTTGAAACATATAAAAAATACAGAAAAGGAACCATTTATGTGTAAATATTGCTGTAAACACTTCAAATATAAAAACTCAATGTATCATCATATAAAATATACTTGTAAACAAAATAAGGATGAAGATTTGAAAGAGCTAGTACGATTGATGAACTTACAATTAGAACAAAAGGATAAGGAAATAGAATATCAAAAAAAGGAAAATAAATATCAACAAAAACAAATAAATAAATTAATGGGTAAGTTGCAAGTGAACATAACGAATAATATAGTACAAAACAATCATATCCAGTTGTTGTCTTATAAAGAAACTGATACAAGTCATTTGACCGAAACTGACTATGTTCAATGTATAAAAAAGGTGACTTATTGTGTAAAACATTTGATTGAAAAGATACATTTCAATCCAATAAAACCAGAAAACATGAATATATACATATCGAATATGAAGGACAAATATATAATGGTATATGAAGATGGAAATTGGAAATTAAGAAATAAGAATAATGAAATAAATGAATTGTATAATGAAAAAGAAATTTTATTAGAAGATTGGGTGGATGAATATCAACATAAATATCCAGAATTGAGACAAAAGTTCGAAAAGTATCTGAACAACAAAGAAAATGATGAAACAATGAACCAGATCAAAGATGAAATAAAACTACTAATGTATAATCAAAAAAATAAAAAGGAATGATAGAGTACCGAATTGTTCACCAACAAGCCTATGGCACTGGGATTGGAAGACAACCTTCCCTGCCGAGTTTATCCTTATTTTGTTCCGAAAATATATTGAAAAAAACGAGATGTATTGCGAGGAACTAGTGGTGATGCTGACGTAAAAAATACAAGGTTGATGGAGAAGTTGACCTTTCAGATTATCTTACTTCTTACAGATGGAGAACATGTGCTTATATCATATTGTGATTGTGGTTTGATGACTTGCTATGAACCCACGTGCGGTGGTCACTGGTTCGCAGATGATAACCGAAAAGGTTCTTTGTATAAATATTATCATTTGTTTTCGGATACAGGTACACTTAAAAGCAATTACAAACGCAATCTACCTGAAAAAATCGCCAAACTTGTCTACCGTTTTGACTTCACGCCAGAAGAAGAACAAATAATGAATCTATATAGTGTCAAAGAGTTAAAACATTTGGTTAAGAAAAATTTAAATCCGTATGTGTTCAACAAAAAACTGAAACATTTCTGGATGGAAGCTTACATGTCTACGAGAAGATGGGGATTGCGCGTGTTCTTGTTGAAAAGTAACCTACCTGAAGAATTACTGAAATCATACAATCTTATTTGCCAGTGGTGACAACGACCGAAGTTCGAGACAAAAGATTGATGAACCTTGGGTTCTATCAAGTATATGGCATTTGGACATAACGACGCCCAATATAATTCACTAGGCGGTACAGGGATTTTATTCATAGTTCGTGTTTTAATTTATGTTTCAATTAATTTATCTTTGATTTCAATAAAAAATAATATCACTTTATATGTTAACTACACCTTAGACGAAGTCTTCGCCAATATCATAATCATAGTTTTCTAAGTAATATAGCAAACGCCTTGGGTGAAGCACTTTTTGTATGAGTTCTTCGTAAAATATGGACGTCGCTTGCTTCATCGCGTCGTAGTCATATACAAGAATCGAATTATTGTACACCAACTTATCCCAATCTATTTTGTCTTGATTTTGTTCTAACAACTCGATTGCGCGATGATTTCGAGACAAATTTCGCCAATCCACTTTATCTAGATTTTTTTCTAGAATATGTATCGCGTTTGGATTGGAAGACAACGCACCCCACTCAATGTCATCATCGTGTTGTTCTAAATAAGAAATCGCATATGGATTATACGACAAACCCTGAGATAAACGGAACGCATTAAAGTTTGTCTTGTTAAACAATAACTTGTACATAGTATACGTTATATGTTATATGTTATATTCAATTTTAAAAAAAATATGTCAAATGTATTTCTAAAAGGTGGAATAGTATTCTTCCGACGCTATGTCGTAATCGTATTCTTCCAGATATTTTATAAGACGCCTTGGGTGAAGCACCTTCTGAATCAATTCTTCGTGGAATAATGACGTTGCTTCTTTCATTGCGTCGTAATCGTATATTAATAAACATGGGTTATATTCTATGAAACTATACCAATTTATTTTATCTTGGTTTTGTTCTAACAAACGCCTCGCATTCGGGTTGGCAGATAATTCATACCAATCGATTTTGTCAAAGTTTCGTTCCAACAAAGCTATGGCACTCGGGTTTCTAGACAAATCAGACCAATCGAACCGGTTCATCACGGTGTCTATATGCTTTTCCAACAAATCTCCCGCGTTGGGGTTTGTAGACAAATGAGTCCAATTTATTTTGTGGAGGTTTTGTTCTAATAAAGGCAACGCGTTTGGATTGCGAGACAACAACGACCAATCTATTTTATCTTTATGTTTTTCCAACAAATGTATCGCGTTTGAGTATTCCGACAAATATTCCCAATCGATTTCGTCTACAATTTTATCCATATGCTTTTCTAAAAGTTCTACAGCATTTGGGTTTCTAGACAATGTTCCCCAATACACTTTGTCTATGTTCTGTTCCAACAAAGGAATCGCGCTTGGGTTGACACACAATGCTCCCCAATACACTTTGTCTAGGTTATGTTCCAACAAAGGTAACGCGTTCGGATTACCAGCCAATTGTAACCAATCGATTTTATCTTGATTTTGTTCTAACAAATAAATCGCACTTGGGTTGTTGGACAACCAAAACCAACTTATTTTGTCGACATTGCGTTCCAATAAATGAACCGCACTTGGGTTGTTGGACAACCAATACCAATCGATTTTCTCTGGGTTTCGTTCCAAAATATGAACCGCTTCTGGGTTCAAACACAATGAAACCCAATGAATTAATTCTGGATGTTTCTCCAAGTAATTCACCGCACACGGGTCGCGCGACAAACGCATAGATAAATCCATAAATGGAAAACATGCCGCTTCGTAAATTAACTTATTCATTCTTTTACTTGTAGATGATTACCATACAATTTCAATTTTACCTCAAAAAAAAGTCCCATCCTTTTTTTGTTCATCGAGTCTTCGGATAGCGCATCGCGCGATGCTTTCATTTCTTCGTAGTCGTAGTCGAATGCTTTTAGGTTTTCCGACAACCAACCAATGAATGTTATAACCAACAAACGTTCATTGAATAAGACAACTAATATATTTATGACGAATCGTAGAAGCAATATTTAAAATATGTTCCTTTTATAAATGACTCAATCATTTAGATTTACACGACATGTACTGAGTTGTAATAATATAGATGAGGGTAAATAAATCTAAAAATGGAGAATACTTAGAAAATGGTAATTTAAAAAAATTTATGGTATGGTTTAACAAAGACCCAATATTTAAATCAACCCCCCGTTCATGTGGTAACCCATTCATGTAAAAAAAATACAACAAAATGAATCTGATAATATATCCTTTATAGGAAAATCAAATTGTTGGACGTTTGTCACAAATTCAAATATTAAGTGTTCAAAAAAAATAAATGGTAAAACGAAGATAGAAATTATAGAGAATTTGAACAATGAACCCAAAACCGAAAATATAACCGAAAATATAAACCTTATACGAAGTTTGGAAATTGGAGTAAATGAAAATCCTGATGCAAAAGAAATCGAACAAATATTCAAAAAAGGTAAATTATCCTTGTGTGGTCAAATTGGTAGTATAAAAAAAAAGTTAGAAAAACACCCTTAAAATGTTTGAAGGGTATGGAAGGAGGGCAAAGAAGAACGAAGAAAATGATGAAATAAAACTAGTAATGTATAATCAAAAAAATAAAAAAGAATGATACCGTATCGAATTGGTCGAATCTATTTTATCGAGGTCATACAGGATAGGAGCATAAGTTGGTGTAATGGGTTGTATGTAACAACGGCACATTTTTTTTAGGTTATGCGACTGATGACTAGGAAATTGTCTTTTTTTTAGGTTATGCGACTGATGACTAGGAAATTGTCTTTTTTTTAGGTTATGATCATATTGTTTTATAAACGTTTCAGTAAAAGTTCTTTTCATAATAATAATAGTAAGGTTGTCTCTAATTAAATTCAATAATAGTAAGTAAATATTCGGTAATGAGATGTTTATGTAGTTTAAGTTTGGAGTGTTTCGTAAATAAGTATACGTAAAGATGGCAAAATTTTTAGAGACTCACTGCAGATTGACTTGTCAAGATTAGTCTCTAATATGTGAATAGTGCTTGGGTTAGCCGATAAAGAAGACCAATGAATCTTGTAAAGATGGTGCTCCAATAAGTGAATAGCATTGTAATTGTGTGACAATCCATACCAATGTAAATCGTCGGGAGAGATCCAATATTATGTATGATTTTGACAAAAATTAAGTCCACCTCCTCTTTTTTGGTGACCTTTTTATTCATTTAACAAATATTTCATATATTGAATTTCTTTATTTTGGGTTTTAATGATTGTTTCACTTAATTTTTTTATTTTAGGATCATTTGTTGTTTCTAAAATTTTATAACTACTCGTGAGTGCGGTTGAGTGATGACTAATCATACGTTTTAAATATTGTTCATCATTCACAAAGAATTGTTGTCTTAAAATAAAAACAAAACAAAGAGACAAAAATAGTCCAATAAAAAATACTCGAATATTTATCTGATTATGAGTCAAATAATGAATAATTTCATGCGCCCATATCATATTAGAGGCCATTAAACAACCACCATAAAAAAGACCATAAGAAAAATAAAGATGACTAATACTAAATGCTAATGCGTTCATAGCGTTAAAACATATACCCACAATAGTCATCACCATAAACATAATTATTTGATATTTTAGAATATTATCCATAATATATAGTTATAATATTAGTTTGTCTGGTGATCCGATTTTACACCTTTTTACATTTCAAACGCCGATTTTATAAGTAATTCTTCTTAACTTTTCTGGTTTTATTTTTTGCTACATATTTTTCTGGTCTTTCATAAGCACCTTTGAAAATATTTTCATATTTTTCTGTAGGTATTTCACTAATTACTTTCGTAATATTTTCTTTTAATTTATATGTGTTAAACCATCTAACTTTTGTAATCGTGATTTCAACATACTAAAGTAGTTTTCTATGGAATTGGTAAAATGTTGATATGGAACAGCATATAAAATATTATTGTGGTTATTTACTAAAGCTTTTATACTACTCGCATTATCCAAAATAATTAATTTATTCTTATATTTTCATGTAATACACTTTTCTAAAAATTCAATTAACCTATCAGTATTTATTCCACTTTTTTCATAAGCACCTTCAACCCATTTACAGAAATAACAAATATACCCGTATATTTCTTGAATACTTCTTGAGATTGTGTTTTTATAACAACGCTTACCCTTACTACTATAGCAGTGATTTCGTTTTTGTAATGATTTTATACTTGTTTCATCAATACAAATAATATCTTCTATTTTATGTTTTTTATTTCTTGATGTTTGCGTTTATATCAATATATTTACCAAAACGCTTTACTGGTTCGTGTCATATTCTTGTGATTTTCAAAGTAATATTATTGTCTTTATTACTCTAAAAATTTGCGTTGTTGTTAAATCAACACCTTTATATTTATCTTTGAGTTTTTGGTGTAGTTCTTGCAAAGTAATTGTTTTATTTTTATTTATTTCATCTACTAAAAATTTTACATATTTTTTTTAACTTTATAAGCAACTGGTTTTCTATAATGAATATCAACATTCCCATCTTTTTTATATCTTTCAACTCAACGCATTACACTTCTTCTTGTGTATTGTCTTCAACTAAATAATATTGAACTGCTGTTAATTTATAATCATTACTTTTATGAGAAGGCATATATATTATTGATTTATTTTTTCATAAAATTGATTTATAAAAAATTGAATTGAAATACTTAAACATATAAGTATTACATTATTATATAAAGATGAGTGAATCAAACACAACAGAAGAAAATACGCAATTAATAATTATTAATAAGGGGACTGGTGCTGGTGGTGCGAATACAAATTATTATGGGAAAAAGTTTGAAGAAAAAACTAATAATCAACAAAGATTATTAGAAATCGGATACACCAAAAATAGTTTTACAAAAAAACCCAAAAAAGCATATGACTATTATTTATCAAAAACATTTGAAGATAAAACAATTGTCTTTGTATTACAAAATGGACTAAAAATGTATATGAAAAATAAATACAATATTGAGTTGTTTAGATGTCCCGATGAAGCGTATATTATTGAATATACAAGCGGTAGAAAAGTGATAAAAATATTAGAAAAAAAAGAACAAAATGTAGAGGGTTCAGTAGAAACTAAATTATGGTCGGGACCTTCGCTTAAAAGAGAGTATGAAATAGTTTTGGGTGCAGAGTTTGAGGTGTTTTATGGATTTTGCGTAAGCGAGTTTTTGAAAAATAAACTTATTTCAAACGAAAAAAAATATATAATATTAAATACAATATTTAATGAAACTAATATTGCTGTTTTATTTGGCGACGATGAAAACTATTTTGAAACATTTGATACATGGTTTAATAATTCTTTATAATAACTTCTTTTGCCTTTGCGTCTGGATTTTTGGAATTAATTGACCTTTTACATAAAATTGATAATGTGCTATATTTTTCATTTGTAAAGTTTTCACGCACTAAACTCACATCAGCATTACTTAACATTATTTTTTTATTTGTATCGGTTAAAATATGTATTAATTTAAATAAATTGTTATGATTTTCTATGTTAAACCCATTTTCAGTATATCCTACAAATGAAGTATCTGTTTCGGGAGCATATGGAGGGTCAAGATATACAAAATCATTAGGAACTACAATTGTTAGTGATGTATTAAAATCACAACATTCAAATACTACATTTTGAATTAAATTATGTATTTCTTCTAAATGTTCTTTGTTTATAATTTCTGGATTGTTATAGTGTCCGTATGGAACATTAAATCCTTTTGGACCAACCCTAAATACACCTCTAAAACAAGTTTTATTCAAGAATATAAACATAGCAGAACCTAATATACTTTTTTTATCGGTTAAGCATAATTTATTATATTCACTTCTTATCCAATAATAGTAATTTTCTTTTGCGATTTTTGCTTCTGCTATATTTGTAGGTGTTCTATTTATTTCTCCATTTCCACATTCGTTAAAATCCGTAATAATAGTTTTCAGTATATCATATAATTCATTATGGCGTGATTGAATGTTTTTGTAGATATAAATTAATGGTTCATTCAAATCATACGCATATATATTACCTTGTATCTTTATAATCCCACTTTTTACATAAGATAATAAAGTTAATAAAACACTGCCTCCTCCTAAAAATGCTTCACGATAATTATTTATTTCAACTGGAAAATCCGTAATAAGTTTATCTATTATTTGGGTTTTTCCGCCAACCCACTTTAAAATCGGTTTTGGGATATGTATTTTTTTTGTAGGGACATCTTTAACAAGTTTATTATCATAAACAATTTCAATATTGTTAATTATGTCGCTTGGTGAAGTTTTTTTAATTTCAATTATTTTTTTAGCAACAACCTTTTCAATCATTTCTTCAATTTTACTTTCAAAAACACAAGGAATTTTTTTAGTAGTATGTTTGGTATAATGTCCCTTTTGGGTAAATTCTTTTCCGCATTTTTCGCAACTATATTTAACCATTTTTCGTTGTTATAGCATAATATTATATTTTTAAATCAATTTTTTAAATAATTAATTTTAACCATTTTTAGTTAATATTCCTAAACATTCCTGAATTTTGAAATATATAATAAAATGTATCATATATTTTATTTGAACGAAAGTATTTGAAAATAAAAAAGGTGTAAAGAAAAATATAAAATGGATTGTCTCCTTTTATATTTTATTGATTTCATTATTTGTTGAGTAGTTATGATAAAGTATGTCAATAATTATTTTAAAAATTGAAATACTTTATCCTTTTTATTAAGGTCTCTAAACTATGGCTGAAGAAATTTCTGTACCTATTGTGGGTGGTTCTATGACGATTGACACCTTGAAACAAGAACACTCTGAATTGTTGGAACAAATAAAAACCCATCGTGAACATTGTGGCGAGTTTTTCGACAACGAAGACGAACTTCAAGATACGTTAGAACCCATCGAACAAGACCCCGAATCTTATGTGAACGGAACCATAAAAACCCGCCCAATTCTCAAGAAATACGCAACCTATTTGTGTGATAAAATGGATTTGGAGTCTCGAATTGACGCTTCGGCGGAG